CTGGTAGTCCAACTGTAGTTGCAAATGCACTTGTTGCAGCAACAGGTAATCAATTAAATATTGCAACAGGTACAGTTACTGCAGCAGCAGGGGCCACGGCTCAAGTAACAGGAAACAGATTTAATACCTCAATAGGTAATGTAACCGTAACAGGTAAAGCAGTTATTTTACCAAATGGTAATCAATTAAATATTGGAACGGGTACAGTTACAATTGCAGCTGCTGCAAACTTCTCAGTTACAGGTAGTAGAGTTAATTTATCAATTGGTAATGCAACTGTTAAAGCAAATGCAACAGCAATTATAACAGGTAATAGATATAACTTAGCTACAGGATCAGTGACAATTGTTGCAAAAGCAGGTATATCTGTAACAGGAAGTGGTCTTGAAATAGGAACTACTGAACCAAACGTTAGATTATGGAATCCTATTGATCCTAATGTAGGTCAAACTTGGACAACGATATCAACACCGTAAGGATAAATTATGTTTTTTGGAACTACAACATTTGCACAAACAACTTTTTCAGACATTGGAAGTAGCACTGTTAGTCCTACAGTTATTGTATCAGGTAACAGGTTAAACATATCTATAGGTAATATAGCACCTATTCCTAATCAACTAATAGTACCAACAGGAGTACAATTTAGTCTTGCAACTAACCCTGTAAGTGTTATAACATGGAATCCAATACCCCCAGGGGTTAATCAAGTTTGGGTCCCAGTTGACCCTGACGCATAAGGAGAATTATGGCATCAAGTACATCAAGTGATTTAAAACTAGAACTAATAACAACAGGTGAAAAGTCAGGTACCTGGGGTACAATTACTAATACAAACTTACAGATTTTAGAACAAGCAGCATCAGGTTATCTTACTCAAAGTGTAGCATCAGCTGATCTAGCATTATCTCTTTCAACATTTGCAGTATCAAACGGTAAAAATTTATACTACAAATTTACAGGAACACTAGCAGCTAACAGAACAGTTACTATGCCAGACTCTGCTGAAAGAGTTTTTATAGTAGAAGATGCAACAGCTAGATCTTCATCTAATTATACACTAACAGTTAAAACAGTATCGGGTAGTGGTGTTGCCATTCCAATAGGTGCTAAGATAGTTTTATATTCTGACGGAACTAACATAAGTTCTGGTCCAATAACCAAGGGCTATTATACAATACCCGCTGCTTACACAGCAGTTAATGGTGATCAATTATTAATTAACACAACAGGAACTGGTGGAGGCTTAAATGCTCCCGTTACAATAACATTACCAGCTTCACCTGCAATAGGAAATGAAGTAACTTTTATAGATAGTGGAAATGGTTTTGGATCTAACAATTTAACTATCGGTAGAAATAGTCAACCTATTTTAGGCGCTGCCTCTAATTTAACAGTGTCCACAAATGGAGCTGCATTTACTTTGGTATATGTAAACTCTACAAGAGGCTGGATATATAAAGACAACATATAGGAGCACGGATCATGGCTCTAATTGACTTTAAAGTCTTACCAGGAATCGATAAACAAGACACTGAATCTGGTGCAGAAAACAGATGGGTTGATTGTGATAACACAAGATTTAGATATGGACTACCTGAAAAAGTTGGTGGTTGGTCATCATTAGTTACAGATACTATTGTTAGTGTTGCCAGAAAACAATTTGCATTTGTTGATTTAAATGGCAATAGATACGTAGCAATTGGTACTGATAAATTTTTACTTATATATTTTGAAGGACAACTGTATGATGTTACTCCTGTAAAATCTACCATAGGAAGTGTTGCAATGTCTGCTGCAGATGCAACAAAAGAAGTTTCATTAACATTTTCTTCAGCACACAATTTACAATCAGGTGATATAATTTTATTAGATGGTGTAACCGTACCAAGTAGTATTGGTTTAACTAATGCTGCATTTGAAGATAAACTATTTCAAGTAACCAGAGTTACTTCATCTTTAATTGCAATTGTAACAGGCACACAAACTACAACAGGTGCTGCTGGAGGCGGTGCATGTTCTGTTATACCTTATGAACCTGTTGGCCCTGCTGCACAGTCTTATGGTTATGGTTGGGGTATATCAGAATGGGATGGAATAGTTTCAAGTGCTTTACAAAATACATTGAATGGAACACTAGGAGATAATACTAGTGGTACATCAGGATCTAATATAGCTTTAACTTCTGCCACAGGTTTTCCTACAGCAGGTAGAATACAAATAGGTACAGAATTAATTTCTTACACAGGTGTATCAACAAATAATTTAACAGGTATTACAAGAGCTGTAGATGGTTCAACAAGAGCTGCACATTCAAGTGGTGCAGTTGTAACAAACGCTGCAGATTTTGTAGATTGGGGTGAAGCCTCTTCTGCATCAGAAGTGAGTCTAGAACCAGGCCTCTGGAGTTTAAGTAATTTTGGCCAAGTGTTAGTTGGAACAATTGCTAATGGTAAAACTTTTACATGGAACGCTGGAGATGCTGCGAGATTAACAACTAGAGCATCTACAACTACTTCTGGTTTTTCTACATCAGCTAATCCAACAGCAACAAGAGTTACATTAGTTTCACCTACAACACGTCACTTAATTCATTTAGGTACTGAAACTACAATTGGAAATACTGCAACACAAGATAATATGTTTATAAGATTTTCTGATCAAGAAGATATTAATGACTATACACCAACAGCAATTAACTCAGCTGGATCACAACGATTGCAAGATGGTACAAAAATTATTGGCGCATTAAAAGCTAAAGAATCTATTTTAGTTTGGACAGATAATGCACTTTATACTATGAAATTTATTGGTGCACCTTTTACATTTGGGTTTGAACAAGTTGGTACTAACTGTGGATTAATTGGTAAAAATGCAGCTATTGAAATAGATGGTGCTGCTTTTTGGATGAGTCCAAATGGTTTCTTTATGTTTGATGGTACAGTTAAATCATTACCGTGTTCTGTTGAAGATTATGTTTATGATCAAGCAGATACAACTAAAGGTCAACAAATATGTGCAGGTTTAAATAATCAGTTTACAGAAGTTGTTTGGTACTATCCATCAACTGGTTCTGATTACAATGATCAATATGTAGTATTTAATTATGGTGAAGCAATGAAAGGTGGTGTTTGGTATATTGGAACAGAAGCTAGAACTTCTTGGATAGATTCAACTGTATATCCAAAACCTTTTGGTACAAAATTTAATTCTTCAGCAAAAGGTAGTTTCCCTGAAGTTATAGGTGAAGATGGTTTAGGTCAAACAACACTATTTGAACATGAAATAGGAACTGATCAAGTTAATGCAGATGGTAGCACAACAACAGTTACTTCGTTTGTAAAATCATATGATTTTGATATACAATCTAAACAACAAAATGCACAAGGTAAATCAACAGGACCAGGTATTTCAGGTGAAATATTTTTAGCCATGAGAAGATTTGTACCTGATTTTAAAGATTTACAAGGTAATGCAAAAGTAACATTAGCTGTTAAAAGATATCCTCAACAATCAGATACAACAACAAGTTTAAGTCCCTTTACAATTAACTCAAGTACTGATAAAAAGGATACAAGAGCCCGAGGCAGGTTTGTTAATATTAAAATAGAAAATACAGATGTTAGTGAATCTTGGCGCTTTGGTACATTAAGAATAGACATACAACCAGACGGACGTAGATAATGAAAAAAAATTTAAGTTTAACAGAATTAGTAAAAAAATATTTAGCACAACCTTTACAAAGTGAATTTGGATATAAAGACATTCCAGATGTTACAAGTACAACTAAAAAAGAAGAAGAAGAAGAAAAAATTAAAAAACCTGTTATTTACGTACCACCTAGTGGCGATGGCGGCGGCGGTGGTGGTATTGGAAGTTTAGGTGATGGAACTTTTATAGGAGGAGGAAAAAGCCTTGAAGATGCGGGTGGAACTTATCCTGGAGGATATCAATCAGCAGAAGGTGGTTTTGAATTTACAGGTGATGGTCGAAATTTAGGTGGAGGTGAAATTACTGCTGACGGACCTGGCTATGGTACAATGGGTGATGGTCGAAATTTAGGTGGAGGTGAAATTACTGCTGACGGACCTGGCTATGGTACAATGGGAACTGGTATAGGTGGCATGGGTTTAGGTGAGTTTACTGCTGACGGACCTGGTTTTGGTACAATGGGAACTGGTATAGGTGGTGGTGAAGTTACTGCTGACGGACCTGGTTTTGGTACAATGGGAACTGGCATAGGTGGTCAAGATGCTGATGCTAATGATGGTTTTGGTAATGATGGTTTTGATGATTATAGTGATTTTGATGATGGAACTATGACAGGATCAGCAGGTCAAGATGGAAATTATGGATTAGGACCATCGGGACTTTCAGCTCCTTCAGCACCCTCAAATCCAAATGCACGAGAAGGTGCAGATGAAGGTGGAGGTCGTAATAAAATAGTTTGTACTATGATGAATGAATCATATGGCTTTGGATCTTTTAGAAATAAAATATGGATGAAATTTCACAAAGACCTTTCACCTGAATATCAAAAAGGATATCACAAATTATTTTTACCATTAGTTAAAATTTCTAAAACAAATAAAGTAATTAAAAAAATATTAGAACACATTGCAGTTCATAGCACCATAGATATGAGACAAGCAACAAGAGGTAAGATTTATTTACTAGGTAGAATATATAGAAAAATACTTTTACCAATTTGTTATTTTGTAGGAAAACATGGCTAAAGTAGTAGTCAGGTTACCTGAGCCTAAAGAAGAGTATGACTTTTCTAACCAAAAACAAATTAACAGAGCAATTGCTTTGATTGTAGAACAATTAAATTCTACATTTTTAAACGAACAAAAACAAGAACAAGAAAGGTTTGCGTGGTTTAATGGCTAACATATATACAAATGCAAAAGTAGATTTAACTACAACAAATGCTACTACATTATATACAACACCTAGTAATTCTAGAGCTATCATAAAATCTTTATTGGTATCAAATGATGCTGGAAGTGCAGCAACTATAACAGCGACATTAACTAATGCTGCAAGTGCTGTATTTAATCTATTTAATGTAAAATCAATAGCTTCTAATACTGCTGTACAATTGTTATCTGAACCATTAGTATTATTAGAAAGTGAAATATTAAAAGTCACTGCATCTGATGCTAATGAATTACATGTCGTAGCATCAATATTGGAAATTAACAGGGATTAAGGAGAAAAATATGTCGTTTAAAGAAGAAGGTGAAGTAACATACACAGAGATAAATGGTAAAAAAGTACCAGTCGTTAAGTGTGAAACAGAAGTAGTATTGCGAAATACTAAAACTAATGTAGAATATAATTCAGATAAAGAAGCTGAAGATGATATTTCAAACCCATCAACTGCTACTCAAAAAGAAGACGTGATGCGATCTTTAAAAATAAAAGTAGCTGCAATGCCAGAACTCGGCGCTGGATCAGACAAGGAATAAACTATGCCAATTTCAAGATCACAAATGCCAAGACAAATGTACGGACTAGGAAGTATAGTAAAGTCTATTGGTAAAACTGTAAAAAAAGTAGTTAAGTCACCTATAGGTAAAGCTGCTATTTTAGGTTTAGGTGGATATGCTTTAGGTGGTGGTTTTGGTGCAGGTTTTAAATTTGGTAATTTACCTGGAGCAGGTTTATTTAGTGGCAAGGGTGCAGGTTTAGCAAGTATGTTTACTAAAGCTAAAAATTTATATTCAGGTTTAAGTGGTGCACAAAAATTAATGGGAGCAGGTAGTTTAGGTTTAGCAGCTTTAGCAGGTGCACCTGAAGAAGTTCAAATGGAATCACAAAGAAATGTTGGAGCACTAAGACAATATTTATCATCTTACTATAAAAATTTAGGATACTCTGATAATCAAATAGCAGAAAACGTAGCGAGAGATACCTCTGAATATACGTCAGGTCAAGGTGGTTATGCAAATGGTGGTAGAATAGGTTATGCAGATGGAACTGATTTTGAAAATTATTTAAAGGGTAAAAAAAAATTTCAACAACAACAAAATTTAGAAAATGAATATAAAGAATATTTAGAGGATAAACGTAGAC